GATGTCAGATGCCCCACCACCATTATCATTCCTTTCCAAAATGGCCCCATCAAAGAGACCGGCCTCAACGGCATCACCCAGGAGGTCCTGCTGGCCATCGTGATTGACCGGCTACGGTCGTTCCAGGTGGGGCCGTTCCCATGTGTCGAAAACCAGACGGCCTTATGGCATTGCCAGGTGGCCCTGGAATCCCTTAAATTCAGAACCGAAAATCGCATTAAGCGAGGCGTAGAAGGCGAGACCAAACCGTAAAGGAGGTTTTATGGAACAATTTTCAATCGGAGGGGTAGTTATCCCCCAATGGCAGAGCCATAAAAAGGTCTGGGCCAGCAAAATCATCAATGAATATGAGCGAGAAAGTCTCGGGCCTGACGACAGCAGCATAACATGGGAGCTTGAATGTGGAGCAAAAATCCATGTTTCTCAAAAACTTTTTGCCCGGCTCCCCGAAGGTGGCGAAGGCATCTTTGGTTACTACGTCCGCTATGAAGACGGCTTTGAGTCCTGGAGCCCAAAGGAAGCCTTTGAATCCGGGTACACCCGGATTTAATAACGAATGCGCTGAGGGGCGGGAGGCTGCGAGCCTCAGCCAGGGAAGGGGCACCGCCCCAAGGCGCCTCGTTCCTGCTGGCGAGTAAAACGACAGCAGGTGGTGGGTCGGCAGCGGTGAACTACCGCGCCCCCCCGGGTCCCTCCGGGTTATGAGGTCCACTCCTGCCGGGAGAGTGGTGAAAAACCCCGGCATAACTTTAGAAGGGTTGCCATGGACCTATGGCACAACTTTAGGAGGATTGCCGTGCAACTAAAACCCGTAAAAAGCTCTGTCCTTGCCTTTGTCGGTTATGACCACGAAAAACAGGAGCTCCAGGTTGTCTTTAAAAAAGGCAGTGTTTATCTCTTCCGGGAAGTCCCTCGTTCCGTCTATCAGGACTTGATGGCGGCGGAGTCCATCGGGGCATTCTTTCTGAAGAACGTCAAGGGCAGGTTCGAGTGGACCAAGTTATGATCCGGAAAGCCCTCCCCGAAGACGTTCCCTGGATTCGCAAGTTCTTGACGGAGTTTTATAACGAAGGATTACTCATGCCTCGAACCTTGGCAGAGGTCTATGGCCAGGTGCGGGATTTCTCTTTCTTTTATATGCCAACTGTTAAAATTTTCCAAGGAATGATCGCCGTGGTGGCCCTGCATGTTTGTTGGGAGGGGACGGCGGAGATCAGGTCTTTGGCGGTATGGCCAGCCTTTAGAAGTCAGGGAATCGGCACCAAATTGGTAGTGAGCTGTCTGGAGGAAGCCCAGAGTTTGGGCTTACGGCGAATTTTCATCTTTACCCGGATCCCGGCATTTTTTGAGCGGTTTGAGTTTAAGAAGATCACCAGGGATGATTTACCCCCGGTGGCCTGGGCCGACTGCGTTGCCTGTCCTAAATTCCCTGACTGCGATGAAGTTCCCATGATGAGGATATTATGACCGTTGAGAAAGTCAGAGCTGCCAAGGTTTACAGATGCTCCAACTGTGGGGCCATCATAAGGCCGGGGAAGATACACAAGAAGGTCACGGAGAAAGGCAAGCCGGTTAAGCGGCTTTGTGCGGGATATTGCCGGTAACGACCCGCGGTCACTTTTGCGGTTCCTCTTCTTCTTCCTTCCCATTAGTCTCGCAGATAAAAACATTACGCCTAGTGCAGGTCCTTCCGCCTAAATGATAACGGCAGGGGCCCATGGGCATTAGTCTGTCGCCCTTGGGCCATAGCTCCTGTTGCCGACGAGAGAAGTGGGGGCAGGTTTTCATTCTTCCGCCACTGGCCGGATGTGAATCTCATCATGCCCTAAATGCAAGGCCATTAACAGCCCCTCTGTAAACCCCCGTAATTCACACCAGGGTTTCGGCAGACAAAGGACCAGACAGCCTTTCACTTTTTGTACCCGCCTGAGCATTATTGGATTAACTTTTCCTGCCCCACGCACATTTTTTTTTCGGACTGGTTTGGCCATCTTTTACCCCCGATTTGGGATACCCCTACCCCCTTTTTTGCTGAATGTCAAGACATATTGTTAAAAATCTGTTTTTGTGCTAACGGCTGAGACATGTTTGCAGTTGAGGCGGAATACTCAGCACAACGACCGACTTGGGAATTTGGGCCGACGGCCCGAGCCTATATTCATTCTCCGGCGCAGATTAACGCTTTATTCGGCCCTCCAGGCAGCCACAAGACCTTTGCCTCCATTGAGGCTCTTATAGTTCATCAACTACGGTGCGGCTGCAACATCCGATGCGGCATCATCCGGGACACCCTGGAAAATATCCGCATCTCCTTAGTGCCCTCCTTTTACGAATATTTCAAGCAAGACCCGACTGCCGTCCAATTCAAGAACGAATATAAGGAATTGCGCATTAACCTAAAGGACGGCTTTCACATCGATGCTGACCTGTTCGGCTGCAACGACCCTTCCGACTTGCAGCGGCTCCAGGGGGCTTCTTCCTGGGATTGCATCTGGATTAACGACCCGGCGCCCATGACCTCCCGGGGGAATGCCGGTGTTCCTGAATGGGTCTATGATCATGCCGCCTACCGGTCCACCCGCCGGACGGGGACCCCCAGCCGCCTTCAACTTGACCTCAACTATGCCGAAGAGCTGCATTGGACTTTCAAGCGCCTAGTCCTGGAGCCGGATATCGTTCCGGAGGCACCGGACATTGTAAAGCGGGTCTTTTATACCAATTACGATGAGCTTCCCACCGTCAACGAAGAAGCCAGGCAGATGGCCGCTCGGGTTTTTGCCCATGACCCCACGGCCAAAGCAAGGTACGTGGAAGGCCGATTTGCGGAATTTCAACCAGGAGTCAGGGTGACCCCCGGCTACCGGCGTGAAATTCATCTGTGTCCCGATCCAATTAACCCCGCGGTCGGCCTTGATTGCTTTGCCTTCTGTGACGGCTGGTTTAACCCCACTTGTGTCCTGGGGCAGATCACTACCAGCCGGCGCCTAATTTATATCGACACCGTGCGAACAGAGGGAACCGATATCGGGACCCTTCTGGAAACGCAAGTCGGCCCCCTCCTGCATACCCCCAAATGGAAAAATAAGTGGAGGTCCTGGCGCATCGGGGGCGACATCACGATGAAGAACCGGGACCAGGGGAAGATCACGCACAATGCCGCCGATGAAGTAGAAAAGTTTTTTGCAAAATTTGAAGGCGGTTTCATAAAGCCCACCTTTGAAGGCGGGCCCAGGAAGTGGGCCGCCAGGAGGGATGCGGGTAATCATTGGTTAATCCAAAACGATCCAAGGAACCGACCAATGGTTTACCTGTCCCGTCTCAATCATTTGCTGGATAAAGGTTTGAATGGCGCCTGGCATTATCCGGTTGATAACTCAGGTAATCCCAAGAGTAAATTACCTTTCCCTGATGAAATTTCTCATGTGATGGAGGCCTGGGTCAATTCAGTCTATGTGTTGCTCGGGGGAGTCCCGGCCCAGGTGAGCAAAAAGGCGATGAATCGCCAAAGCCAACTATTACGGCGTCGGGCGGAAAGTTACGGCGGGGGCCGGGTTGGAGTAGGGTCGCTATCGGAAGCACCGCCGGAGAGGCCACGGAAAAATGTCAATCAAGATAGAAACCGCTGGGTTTAAACGCTGGGCAGAGGTCATGCTCTTTGAAGGCCGGGACCGGGACGGGACGAATATCGGTCGGCCGGGTTTCCGCAATGTCTTGACCGGCCAGGAAGTCATCCCGCCGGAAGGCTGGGATGGCGATCTTTCCAAGCTGGACCACGGTGACTTGGCCTGTGTGATCTCGACCTCAGAGAAGTATCGACGCGGATATGAGGCAATTAATTGGGAGAAGGGCGATGAAGCCTCAAAAATATGAGAAGCCCAAGATCGTCAGGCAGGCCAAGATGACCTTCCCCGTTGACATCATCGAAGCCACAGGGAAAGGGACTGTCTGTAAGCAGTGCTCATCTTGCCATAACTGCCGGTGATTTTAGAGGGTTTGAGCCATGTCTTGTCGCCCAGAACAATGCCTTAAAGATATTTGGTGCTATGAATGCCCAGAAAATCAACCAATGGATCGAGTAATTGACCGACCGATCGATCGATTGATCGACCGACCGATCGATCGATCAAGAAATATTCCTAAACAACTTCGAGGGGCCAGCCCTGCCGTGCTGCGGTCCTATGGATATCGTTAAGGAGAAACCGATGGCTGACCGAACGACAAGCGACATCAAACGAGGTCCTGTAGCTCAAATGGTAGAGCAGCGTCCTTGTAAGTCGCAGGTTGCCGGTTCGATTCCAGGCCAGGACCTCCAATTATCACCATGGCTATTTTTGCCTGTGGATGATTATGATAGGGGCGTGGTTGTGGCCCAATGGTGGGCTGATAAAAAGTTTGGAGCGAGGTAAAACCGATGGCCGATACAAAGGTTTTCGTGCTTACAGATCTTCCCTTGCGGGAATGTAGCAATCTGGGTTGTGGTTGGTATGGCGTCATTTTAAGTAGGCCTGCCAACCAACTTGACCATTACCTTGTATTTGAACCAGTTAACCCTCCTGACCCATGCGGATTCTGCCCAAAGTGCGGGGATCCATTGAAAGTCAGGACTTAACAGGGAGAAGGCCATGCCAGCCGTAAGTAAGAAACAACAGCGTTTTATGGGGATGGTCCATGCCGCGCAGGAAGGCGCAACACCCGCCAGTGCCGAAGTGGCTAAAGCTGCCAAAAGCATCAGCAAGAAGGCGGCAAAGGAATTCGCCAGCACTCCTACCCATGGACTTCCGGTTAAAAAGACTCCCACTGGGCATTTAACCCGGAAGAATTTTTAGGAGAGGGCGATGCCCAACGGCCTGAGAGAAACCATCCGTGGCTTTCTGACTCCGAAGCCGATCAAGGAAGTCAATAAGGCTTTGCAGGGAGCGGGGACACCACAGGCGCCGGCAGCGCCGGCAGCACCAGCGGCGACCGTGAAGCCGCCTCAAGCACCCGTTGTGACCAATTCGCCGTCATACACCAGCTTGCCGGGTCGTCCCATTAAGACCGTGACAACGAATACCGGAGACTTTTCCAAGAAGAAGTTTTAGGGGAATTATGGGACATGAGCTACGGCTCGTTTATTTATAACACAAAAATTATAAGAAGTCTTGGAAAATAAATGGCCATTACTATTCCTTCCGACCCAACAGAAGAAACCCGGCGTCTCCGCACCCGCATGGAGGTGGAGAGCGCCAAGCCTACGCCGGATATGGACGAAAAGGAACTGGCGGAACGGGAAGAGGCTGCCCAGGCCTACGCCGGGGAGGATGAGACCCATTTCGTCATGTTTCTTAACGACTGTGTGAAGATGTCCCGGGACTCGATGACCGATATCCGCTACGAACAGGCGGAATGCTGGGATGTCTTTAACGAGAAGGAGCCGGTTAACTATCAGTGGAAGGAACAATGGCAATCCCGGACGGTCATACCCAAACCGAATGTTTATATCCTGGCCTTTCTGGCCATCGTCCGCAAAGCCTTTGACCCGCAATTCCTCAGTATTGAGAATGAGCAGGACACGGAAACGGCGGATTTCATCCGGAAACTCATGACCCTGATGCTGGCCAAATCCTTCTCCAACTTCCCGATTAATTTCACTGACGCCACCTGCATGGGTGCCGCCGTGGGCCAGAGCATGGAAATGATCCCCATGTGGAGGCCCAAATATGGTCCTTATTGGGAACTCATTGAGCCCTGGAAGATCCACCGGGACCCCGATTCTCTCAGCCGGCAGTCTCAATCCGGGATGTTTTGGATTCACGATGAGTGGCTGGACTTTTACGAGCTCAAAGAGATGGAGAAGAGGGGGACCATCGTTAATCTGCAAGACTGCGGCCCTGGGGGCCAATGGGGCAACCCAAAGAGCGATGAAAATCTTGATCCCGGCGAATTAAAGCGGCGCCGGGATATGCTCTATCAGCAATCGGCTTATCGCACCAAGGTATTGACTTCGGAGTTCTGGGGGACCATCCTGGACCGCCGGGGCCACCTGCTGCTTCCCTCTGCTACCTATTGGGTGGTGGCCGACAGGGTAGTGCGTCTGCCGAAAAATAGCCCCTATCCTACCCTGAGGTGGCCAGGCACAGGTTTTGCCCCCATGCCCCACCTGCTGCGCTTCGACGGCCGCTCTCTTCTCACCGGACTCAAAAGTCTGTGGTACGCCATCTGCAATCTGTTTGCCTTGCATCTCGACAATCTCAACTGGACGGTGAATCCCCAAAAGGAATTGTCGATCAGACGTTTAGTGGACCAGGAGGACCTGGACGATTACCCTGGGAAAATATGGTTAACCCTGGAAACTGAACAGGGCCAGCAGGTTATCCGCACGGTTGACCGCAAAAATATTACCAGTGAGATTCTGGCGAATGTCAAGGTCATGGACCAGATTTGGCAGGTAGGGGGCCCGGTGGCTCCTTCCCAGCAGGGAGTCCCGGACTACCGGGCAGAGAAAACCGCCCGGGAAGCCGCCCAAGATTTAGAGCAGAGCAACAATCTCATGTCCCTGGCCGCGGAAAATATTGATAACGGTGCCTTAGACGCCATTCAGGCCCTCTGGGAAGTAACCCGCATCAATATCACTTATTGGGAACTGGCGACCTGGATGGGAAGAGAAGTGGCGGATCGCTACCGGGACAATTCTACAACCGGCCTGCGGCTACCCTCCCTGACCACCGGGGCTTTCAAAGTTTCGGGCGCTGCGAGTCTGCTGCGCAACCAGGAGGTCGTCAGTACCATTTCTAAGCTGATTCTGCCGCTATGTGAACCTAAAGGTCTTGGTCAGTTATTCAATGTTTACTTAGAGCCCAAGGGCATCATCCAGGCGATCATCAAGCGGTCCAATCTAGAAGACGAAGGAATCATGGTGTCAAAGGAGAAGGCTGACCAGATCTCCCAGGCTCAACAGGAACAGCAGGACGCCCAGATCAAGGCGCAGCAGGAGAAGGAAGCGCAGCAGGCCCGACTGGTCGGGGCTCAGGCCCACGAGGTGACGGCGGAAGGCGACCGGCATATAGCCCAGGCGGATCACTATGCAGCCCAGGCGGGGGCGGTTGCTGGAGCGGCGGCGGGGCCGGAAGCGGCCGCGGCCCCGACTCCAGAAGCCGCGTCTGCAGGAGAGGTGCAATAATGGGAATATTGCGATCCAGCGGCGTCGAGACGGATATCCGGACGGGCCGGCCCATGGAGAGGCAGCCAGAGGTCGCCAGAAAGAACCGGGCACAGCAGCGTTTCAACCGGGCCCTCCTGGACGCCTCAGATATGGCGGCGGCCATCCATCAGAATAATGCTCTTTTAAAGGTATTAGTTCAGCAATTAATTGACCGCCGGGATGAACTGGCTGCGCCCGATCCAACTTGTAAGGGCTTAATGGCGGCCATCAGTGAGGTTCGTAATATTTTGGAAGTCATTCCGCTTCTGCGGGAGCACGATGCTTTAAAAGCATTAGGTCCGCAGCTTTACAATATTGTTAATAAAGAGACTTAGGGTGCCCCATTAGGGATACCACCCTTGGCATAAAAACGACCCGGCGGCCCGCAAGGACACCCGGCGGGGATGGAGCGTAACCCATGGCAGGCAAAGAAGAAAAACCGGGAGGAGACCCGGAAGTCCAGTATGGCCCCAAAGGCGACAGCCTGGCGGAGGACCTGGATAATCGCCGGGAAGTTACCGACTCTATGCTGTTGGGCGGTCATCCCAACCTCGAAGAGGGAGCTCCCGCCGGCGGCGAAACAGATGAAGAAAAAGCCGCCCGGGAAGCAGCGGAAGCGGAAGCTGCCGCTGCGGCCAAACCTCCAGGGGAAGAAGGAAAGCCTCCTGAGAAGAAAGAGGAGGAGGTAAAGCCCAAGTTTAAGTATGCCTCCCAGGAAGAGGCAGAAAAGGCTGAAACCGAGGCCGAGCGCAAGATGCACGAGGCCACCACCGCGGCCGCCGAAGAAAAGCGGAAGCGGGAAGCAGCCGAGGCCGAACTGGCGAGAGCGCGGGAAAAGCCCCCGGAAAAAGTCGAAGAAAAACCGCCTGCCGAAAAACCGCCGAAACTGAGTAAGGAAGAACTCAGGACCCGGCGCGTCGAACTCAGGGAATCCTTTTTGGAACGGATGTGGGCCCTGGATACCACCGACCCCACCTATAAGAAGGACCTTATCGCTCTCATGGCCGAGATGGATGAGACCATGATGGATTTGGGAATCAGTGCAAGCCAAAGGGAAGCGGATATTGGGACTGTTATAGAGCAGGAGGTGAAGAAACAACTGACGGCCCGCGATAAAGACCGGCAGGAAGAGGACCTGAGAACTGCAAGAGAAACGGCCTGGAATAAGGCAGTGGCCTATGGCCTGGAAGCCGGCCTAAATCTCAATGATGCAGATTCGGCTGATATTGACCTCTTTGAAGCGGCTTCTAACAAACTCCCTGATAATTTAACGGGGAAGGGTTTCACCAAGGAAGTGGGGGAGTGGATGGTAAATTACGTCCGCACCCGCACCGGCAAGGTGGCCCTCAGTGAAGCCGAGAAAGAGGCGGCTGCCAAGAAGGCCCAAGAGCTAAACCAGCCCTTAGGTAAGGGCGGGGGTTTGAAACCGAAACCTAAACCTGAAGAGGAGACACCAGGCTCTCTGAGGGAAGATTTTGAAGAAGCGCGAGGGCGCAGAATTCTTTAGCGAGCCTGTCTCCCTTGATGAATAAGGAGGCGAGCTATGCCTTTTAATTGGGAATGGGATGCCGCAGTAGGCATCTATAAGAACTGGCAGTTGAGCAAAAAGCTCAGGAAGGTCGCGGCCGGAGCCTGCATTGTGGCGCCCTTTGGCCGGGACTATGGCATTGGGTTCAAAGCCAATGCCGGTCAATATATTAACATAATGCACATCGAGCGGCTGCCCAACAGCCCGTCCTCGGTGCTGCAGGAAACCAACCGGATTCCCATCCGGAAGCCGGCCTACGGCAACCGTCAGATCCCCGTGGTGGAATACGGCGAAGGCGTGGAATTTACCAACCTGGCCGAGCAGTTGAGCTATTTCAAGCCCTCCGAGCAGCTCCAAATGTTGCTCAAGACACAGATGGAGGAGGCGCTGGATACCGCAACCGCTCAGGCCTTCCTGGATTCCACCGCCGTCAAGGTTGTGTTCACCCCCACCGGGTTGACCACCAGCACCTTCAGCACCACCGGGACTGCCGCTGCTGTAGCCAGCGCCGGGATGACCTTCGATCACTGCACCCAGATTTCCGACTATCTGGTGGACACCCTGTACGTCCCGCCGTTTGAAGGTGAGCATTTCGTGGGGATCACCGCCAACAAGAACTACCGCTCCATGAAAAACGACCGCTACTGGCAGGAATGGCACAAGTACCTGTCCAAGGGCGACTTCGTTTTCAAACGGGAAATGGGCGCCACCGAATTGATCCGCTGGGTGGTGTGCAACCGGCCACTGGCCTTCTCCAATATCGCCGGGACCTCCCCTTACCTGGGGCAGGCCGTGGTGTTCGGGGATGAAGCCGTGGCCCGCCTTGAGGCGGAGGCCCCGCATCTGCGCCTGGACAACAACTACCAGAGCGATTTTGGCCGGGCCAAGGCGGTGGCGTGGTATGGGATACTCGGTTTCGGCTCCGTGTGGGACGTGCCCGATGCGGGCAAGGCAAAAATCATACAAATCAATAGCTTATAAGGGTTGACATGACCTGGGATACCTCCAGCACCGCTTGGTCATGGAGCGTATGTTGGGGCGCCCTCTGGAACCATGGGAGAGCGTTCATCATAAAAATGGGAAGCGCGCTGAGAATGGACCGGAAAATCTCGAATTGGTTATCGGAAGCCATTTCTCCGGTAAAAGACTTCGAGATGTCTATGCCCGGGACCTTGAGCGCCTTGCCTTGGAGAATATGAAACTTAAACAGGAACTGAAATCTGCAGGAGGTAAATAATTATGGGTAATGGATATGGAACTTACGACCGCGAGATCATTGATTTCGCCAATTCGGATTATGGCCAAGGGTCGGCTGCCGCTCTCAGCGCTGGGTTGGGATTGGTTTCCGGTATGATCAAGACCGTGAAGGAGCCGATGACGGTGGATCGCTTCGGCTACCTGCCCGCCGTTGCGTTCGTCCTCACCGTTCCGGGGCAGTTTGGGCTCTACCGCTATCCCCACGGGATGACCTGCGTGGATCTGGCGACCGCCCTCGATCTGTGCAACAATCTGATGACGGCGATGATCGCTCACGCGGCCGACGCGGTTATCCACAAAGTAGCGGATACCACGAACTTCTCCGCGACCTTAACCCCATCTACCCCGGTGACCACCCTGGCCACTTTGATGGCCCAGATCAACCTGCTCATCACCGCCTTTACGGCGCATATCT